TCTTCAGCACTGCGTCTTAATCTAATCAATCCATTGGTCAAATTTTTATATTCAAAATAATTTTCTGAATCAACCACAATATTTTCTCTAGCCACTATATCGTAATTAATTCTTTCAATCTGTGTTATGTCATGATTACTGAATTGCCATACTTTAATTTCAGCATTGTTTGCTGGGGCAATGTCCAATGTCACAATGTTGTTGACCACTATGTATTCTCCATCATTGACCACGTAAACTTTTAATATGTCGCCTGCGACTCCCACATTACCTCTCAATGTTATGCTGGTGTTGCTGGAACTCCAAGTGTAATCATTGGTTCCCAATTCCACACCATTCAAGAATGCTCTCACGTTGGTTCTCAACACTGATCCTGTGGGCTGCTGCCAATTGTTTAATTCATATTCACGAGCAGTGCTCACCACAAATGATTCGTTGTATCCAGCATTTAATATGGTGTTGTCCACTTTCACAATCACGTTTTGTGTCAAAGGTTCTTGATTGAATGGAGATTGATTCAATGTGAAAACTCGAGTTGTGCCATCACCCACAAAATCATCATAGGTAACTTCACTGAATGTTTTGCTAGAACTAGCATACACCACATAACTGATCACACTGCCAGCTGCTGGCGGTGCTCCAAATCTTATTAATGTTCTGTTGGCTGTTTGATAACCACTGTCTGTTTCTTCCACCACATACGCTGCTGGTTCACCATTCACACGCACATAAGTGGTGTAATCGTTGTTAAATTCTGCTCTGGTAACAAAAATAAATGTGCTACCATCACCAGTGAATGTGTCAATGTCAACAACTTTTTCTCCATTCATGCTCATGGTCACAATGTTTACTGTGGAACCCACAGCAGGAGTCGAATTTAAAATCACTGTTTTGTTTTCAAAATCAGTTGAATATTGATCATTGTTTAAAATAACATTATTCACTTTCACAAACACAGCATCTTGACTCTGTGGCAATGATTGAATATTGAATGTATTGTTGGTTCCATCAGCAATATGATTGTAACTGTAAATTCTGCTGCCTGTTTCGCCTGATCTGTCATACACTTGGATATCCAAAGTGTCCAACACTTGTCCTGGCACCAATTCTTCTGGACCTTTGCTGGTGGTAGGAGTCACAAACCCATCACCATCCACGATGATGTCTTGTGCTAAAATTCCTGTGGCCGTGCTGTAAGCCAAATCACCGCCCGACAATAATGTGTCATAGGCATCTGGGTCTGGCAAGAAACTGCCATCACTGGTGGATTTTCTTATCACAATGATGTCACCATTCACTGTGGGAATCAGTGATTCATCTATGTGTATCACTGTGGTAGATCCATCTCCCTGAATGGTTTGCATCAGTGCATTAGGATTGGTCACTGGTTCTGCTGTGCCGTAGTTAGGATCATCAATCCTTACTCCATTTTTATAAATGTTGTATGTGACACCATCCACCAATGGTTGACTCAAATTGAATATGTTGGTGCTGCCATCCAATCTAAACACTTCATCATCATAGGTAGTGTCATATGAATCCCAAACTCCAGTGTAATAAGGAGCATCATCAAATCCACCACCACCACCAAATTCAAAACTACGCACTTCCACTCCACCGTAATCTATTCCATCAATCAATTGTGCCAGATCATTGCCCAGTTGTCCTGTGGTTGGTTCATACAATAGATTGACCCTGTCTTGAGTTTGCAACACATTTGAATCAATTTCATATTGAATTTCAATGCTGTATCCGTTCACAGGAGGATCCACAAATTGAATATAACCTTTGCTTCTCACATATGACTTAGTGATATCTTGTTCATTATTATAAATGTATTCACTAAACAATGCAGGACGTTGATTAACAATCACTCTTACCTTAGTAGATTTTAGATTGATTGGCCATTTCAACGGATATTTTATTTGAGATCCATTGCTGGTGAATGTTTCTGTTCTGCTCAAATTTGTTATCAATAAAGTTCCTGTGGTTCTATCAAATTTAACTCTTATGTGAGTGGATTTTACCAAAGAATCTCCCAATATGGCCACTGCTTTGCCAGCAACACCTGTGGTGGATAATGAGCCAGATATGTTCACTGTAGGAGCTGATAGATAACCAGATCCTTGATCTATTATTTGAATATTAGTTAATCTACCATTGGACACAAATGCTCTTGCTGTGGCTCCTGTGCCACCGCCGCCTGTGATGGTTATGGTCGGAGTTCCCAAATATCCACTGCCCACTGTGGCTATTTTGATAGCGGTAACTTTGAATCCCACATTATCCAACCAATGTTTGTTGGGATAATTTTCAGTTAAATTAGAATCAACTATTTGATCGTTGACCATTCTTGCTGTGCTCACGGTGATTTGATTGGTTGCTGAATCATAAGTGGCCGGCAGATCAAAATCTGTAGTCAATGTTTGAGATTGATCAGTGGATTCATAAGCACTGATGTATTCTCTCACTTTGGTTTTGTAAGGTTTTACTTCATTGATATAATCTTGATAATTGGACAAGTTGTCATTTTTGTAAACTGTTTTTTGTGTTAATTCTCCCACATTGTGAGTGGCTTTAACAAAACTGGTTTTGAATGCCCAATCCACAAACAATTGTTCATTGAACACATATCTCAAACTTGAGAAAAATAATTTATTGTATTCAATTGCTAACTCATCTATAAAAACATAATCTCTTACAGTTTCTAAAATGGTTCTAGTTTCTATCACTGGTTGATTGTCATACACTATCACGTCAAAACTGGTGCTGTTGTATCCTACTGTGGATGTGCTGGTGTCATACAAATTGCTAGAGAATTGAATGGTTCCATTCTGTCTACCTATGGTTTTGTAATTAATTGTGTAGTCTACGTTGTCTTGATTGTCAATTTTTTCCAACAATAACCATCCACCAGTGCCAATGTTTTCAATTTTCACCACATCACCCACAACATCATCTATCAATTGAAGTTGATAACTGGCTGACACAGTGTGATCTATTTCAGTGAACTGATTGTATCCGTCAGCATACCAATCCATATAATTCCAATATTGATTCACATCATAACGTTGTGATAATACTCTTTGCCACTGTTGAACATCTTCATTCCAACTGTGAATAGCCCATTTGTTGTTCACTTCTAAATCTGAATTAACCAGCACACTGTATTTTCTCACAACTATTCTTGTGTTATTTGTGTAACTAGATCCTTCTTGATTCACTGTAACACTGTTTATTTTGCCCAAAGCATCAATGGTCAATGTTAATTTTGCTTGAGATCCCACAGTGTCTACTATTTCATAAGTGGGCACAACATTGTATCCATATCCTGGATTAATAATAGTCACATCCACTATTTTTCCATTTTGAATGATCGGTATTAATTCTGCTTGATCAATTTTATTGGTGTTTATGAATTGCAATTCAGACAGTGTATCTTTGGTTGAATCATACAATCTAGTAACCGTGCTTGGAATTTTTTCAGATTCTGTTAATCTTGTCAAATCACAGTTGGATACAATTTGATTTTTCAATAGAACATCATTGATTCTTTCAACCACTTGTTTAAGAGCTTCAGTTTTATTAACAAACCAACTTTGACGAGGTTTTCTCAATGTACCATAACGATATTTCACACTCAAATTAACATCTGGCACTGATTTAAAGTTTTCATCATAGCCAATCAAACTGTTAAACCATACTGATTCAATTTCTTTTTTAGGTCGACTGTAAGATACACCTTCACTGATCAATTGATATTCATTGTGAATATTAATGTTTTGATTGTCAATAGTCCAGTAACGGAAATTAATAGCAACATCTTCATTCTGCATTAAATTGTTGCAGTTATACAAAGAAAATTTATTATTTGACAGTAATGCCACAAATTTATAAGATTGTTTTTTAGGGTCTTCAATCAATTGTGCCACATCATAAGCACTTAATTTTCTAAATTCTATATTTGGTAAAACTTTTTTATTTTTTACCCAGTAATAATATCTTGTGCTGAAACTTTCAGATGTAGAATCATACAATTGTCGGCTCACATACACTGTGTTTCCATATTTGGCTGTTCCGCTAATACCCACAGCAGTGCCTTCTTTGGTGTCAGCCAGTTTATTCCATTGAGATGGAGTGTATTTGGATTCAACCCATTCATATACATCTATGGAAGAACCTGGGAAAATTTTATTCCAATAGTTGGTGGTATAGATAATATTAACTTGATAAGGATCATAAAATTTCACAGTGCTTAAATCCCACCATAGTCTACCCACTTGATCTTTGCTCCAACTGTTGTTGACATCCACACTAACTCCGGCAGTGCCCAAAGTGTAAACAGCAGGATCATAATAAGTTTTGTAATACAATTCTTGTTCAGCTAACCCAGCAATTTTTCCTTGAATAGGATCTATATAATCCAATCTATTCAGTAATTCATTAATTTTTGTGTTGTAAAGGAATATGCCTTTGATTTTTTCCAAATCCACAGTGTCCACTGGAGATTTGTGTGCCAACCAGCTGCTGGTGTTGCTATTTTTTCTAAAATCAACCACTAATCCATTGCGTCCTTCATTGTTATCAAAGTTTGGCAATGACACATACACATGATTGTTGGAGATTAAAATGTCTCTTCCAAAGTCTGCCAGTATTTGGTTGGCATATTCAAAAGTTTCAGCATATACAAAAGTGTCATTGAAATTTTCATAGATATAAACTGACCCTGATGGCACAACATTGGAAGATTCATCCAATCTATTCACACTGGACACAACCAAAGTATTGCCATCAAAATCTAAATTTTTTCCAAACTGTTCATTGGTTTGAGGTTGTGGACTGCTCAATGTTTGACTCAATACATATGATCCATTCACTAATTGATACACATATACCACCCCCATGTCTGAGTAATCTGTATCAGCAGCTGGACTGCCCACAGCAATAAATTTACCATCGCTGCTCACAGCCACTGAAACAGCATACTCTGTGTTGTCTTCTGAAACATCTGGAGGTGAAATAGTCTGTCTGTATTGATATCTTCCATCATACAATTTGTATATTACTACTTTGTTTCTGTTAGGTGATGTATAATTCACAGAAGCAACCAACACTCCACCAGAGCTGCTCACATCAAAGTCTGTGGCAAATTTTGAAATATTAATTAAATCAAGACTGGAATCACCATCCAATGTTATACCACTGTCATTGGGCACATGACCTAAATATTCCACATCATTAGTTTGTAAAATCCAAAAATCCGGATCAAATGCTGAAGGTCCTTGATTGGTTGTGCTTTTGTACACTTGTTCATTGTATATCACTAAATCATCTGTGTAATATCTTTGTAAAGCATCAAATGTTCCTGTGTATTGAGGATCCACCCCCAAATGCCATTTTTGACTGGAATTATTTTTTATGAAATAAATTCTTCCTGAGCCACCGAACTCATCAGAAACAAATGCAGTGGTTTCATTGCCGTTTTGAGTGATTTTTATTTTAGTACCCAGTTTGGCATCAGTTGTTGTGTCAGGTGTACTGTAAGCACTGTATAAACTATAAGTGCCATTCACAGCTCTTTCATACACTAAAAATGCTCCTTCATTGGTGTAGGCAGATGCTGCTCCTGAACCCACAGGTATGTTAAACACTTGCACATAATCTCTATTTTCTTCAGAAGGTATGCTGGCGGATCTGGCAACACCGTCTTGCTTGTCTTCATCCCAGAACCAATATTCCAACCCATTCACATAATTGTATGTAGAAGTATTGTTTTGTGGTTCTAAAAGACTGGCTGCTTCAAACACAAACAAACTGCCTGTGACTGAATTTTCCAATTCACTTCTTCGTGATACTCCCACAGTTCTATCAGGAATGCCTTTTAAAATGATATCAGCTGTGTCACCCAGTGTGGAACCTAATGAAAAATCTCCAGTTTTATTTTTGATATAAATTTGTAAAGTATTAAATCCAATAGTTTTAACATAAGCAACTTCTGCCTGTGATCCAGTCACAGAATCTTCTATGGTATTGCCCAATTGAGGCACATAAAATGTACCCAATCCGTCTGCTTGTGCTAATACTTGAATCCATCCATTCCATATATCATTGATTTTTTTAGTTGGGAAAGAAGAATCGCCTGTGCCAAAAGAGTTTATTTCTTCAAAAGTTAAATCTTGTGATATGTCACTGATGTCATATCGATCCAATGGATCTCCAGTTCTAATAGTGTTCAACCATACACCTGTTTTTTTGCTGTCCGAAACATAAGGCATAGTGAATTGATTACTCAATGTTTTAGGTGTCCTTATCAAATATCTATTGTCATTTTGAACGCCTGATACCACTGGTTGACCTGCAATACTAAATTGTTTGTAGTAACTTAAAATAGAAATCTCAGAAGCAGCAGTGGGTGCTGTGGGTGATACTATGGCTTGAGTGGCTTGAGTATCTAATATGTTGTAATAATTTTTAACTGTTCTAGATTCAGCTGCTTTGATTATGTCTTGGATTACCAAAGATTTTTTTGAATCACTTAATTCCGTAGAAGTCAAAGTGAATCCTAAATTTATGTACCACCAACCTCCCAAACTGTCATAATCTTCAGCAATCACTCTGTTGTAATCACCCACAGTTAATATTCCCACAGTTAAAGATCCTGAATCATCAAATTTACCATTCATATTAGACAAATAGATCAATGATCGTGTGCCTTCTTTACGCACATAACACACAGTTCCTTCAGCTGTGTTGGTTTCCACAACATCTCCCACGGTCACAGCAATAATTGTCAAATCAATATTAAGTATTTCATCCACTTTGTGTTGAATCACATGATTGCTATCAATGAATGTTTTGTCAATGCCTGGAGCATTGCCATCAAAAGGATCATTGCCTGTGGGATATTGAGTGGTTAAATCATTCCAAATCAATTGTAATTTGTCTCCCACTGCTGATCCTCTGTATTGATTTGCAGAAGCTCTGATCAACATGTGGTTTGTGGTTACTGCTGGAAAAACATAATCACCTCTCAATAATATTTTTATATCTGGATACAAATTATCTGGTAAATTGTATTCGGCATCATACACAAAAGCAGCACTATCAAAAGTGGTGAAATCCACAGAAGGATCTTCACCCAATATTGGATTGACTACTCTCCATAATTGTTCACTGTGTCGCACTACGTTATTGATATCATACGATGAAGATTCAACATAGTCGCCCACATAATTGGTTTTTAAATTGCTGGCTGCTGGAGCACCCACTATTAGATACTTGCCATCAGCACTGATATCCATGCTGGCTCCAAAATCTCCATTGCCAGTCCATAATCCTGTTGGTGCATCAATTTTTTGACTTAAAGTATATTGATTAGAATTAGAAGCTCTTTTGTAAATGTACACAGCATTGTTTAAATCTGCCACAGCCAATGTGGTGTTGGTTAAGTTCACTGCTATGGATCTAGAAAAATCTCCTGATGAATCATCTGCTGGATTCACTATCTCTTGATGAGTTTGCCATACAGGAACATTTTTTAAAGTAACCCAACGATCATTGCTATCGTTTTCAATCCACAATAATTCTCCCACAGATTTACCGTTGTCTATAATTTTTTGATTGATTTCAGATAATGTGGTCAATTTCATGCTGATGAATCTGCCCAATGTTCCATTGTTGCCAAGATTGGTTGTGCCATTCTTGTAACAAGTAATGGTGGTGCCTGCCACAGTTTTTACTTTGAACAATTGAACAGTTCCATTCAAAGTCACTGATATAGTTTCATTCACTTGTATGTTAGAAGTGTTGGACACCAGTTCAACTATCACTTGATTGTTACTTTCACTCACAGATGAAACCTGATCTGACAATTGTTTGTGTTTGTACACATTCCAACTTTGTTTTTCAAATCCCACCCAAACATATTGATTGTATGCTAACTCAGCAGTGTCCAAAGCCAATATGTTTTCATAATTTTTAACAGTAAAATTCACATCATTGGGATCCACAAATCCAGCAGTTTTCACATAACTTTCATCAAAATACTTGGTTGGGAACGGTGCATGATCATAATCTTCCGGAGCCAAATATGTTTCGTTTGATTTAATTTTGTAAACAAAGTTGGGAGATTCAAAAGAAATTGAATCTGTTAATTCTATTGGTTGTGGATTTAATTTAAATTTTTTTTCTGACAACAAGTATTCCACTTCATTGAATCCTGTGGCAGCACCATATTGACCTGTTCTAACAGCCCATTCTTCATAGAATTCAATGCTGTCTTTGTTGGCACTGGCCAATGAATTGAATAATTTTTCCAAAGCATTTTTAGTTCCTTTGTCTTGTAAAAATCCTTGGTAGAATTTGTACTGTGACACATCATCATTGATAATGTTTTGCAAGTACTCTCTCTTTTGATAACCTATCAAATGTTGAGCAAGTTTTTGTTGTTCCACATCAAAATTATCTGTGTCTAAATCATAAAAATCACCAAACTGATTGGTTTTGTATTCAAAGTTTGGTTTTAATGAAGACAATGGTTTTTCTGAAAGTTTAGACCATTCATCGAACATAAATGTGCTATCACCTGTTATGAATGAATTGGCACTGTAATAAAATTGTTTGTATTTGACCACATCACTCATGTCATAATCTGTGTATGGTTGCCATTGTTTTATTTTTACTTCATCAAACACAAATCCTGGCACATTAAGAGATCCATCCCAATTGCTGGCCACATAACCTATCACTTTGATTCTATCTTGTCTGTATCCTGGTGCTAGATCATAAATTACATCATTGAACACTGTGACATTATCAATAACCACCACATGTTCTTTTTGTACCAATGGAATTTTTACAAAATAAATTCCATCTGAAGTGTTTTTAACACTCATAGAAAAATTATTGCCTTGACGCACAACACTTATTTTTTCTCTATTAAGTTTAATTCCGTCAGCTCTAAGCACAGCATAATCATAAAAATTATCAAATATATTGTCAGCCACTGAATAATTGGTTTGTAATTTTAATTTATTGGCTGCAGGACTTAATGACAACACTGCTCCAGCTTTCCAATTCTGTGTGGTCCAGAACATGAATTCTTGAGCACTCAAACTCCAATTTTCAACAACATTGATATCTTGATTGAAATTTTCAAAAATAAATCCTTTGGATTCAAGATATTTGCTGTAACCCAGTAAAAAATCCACCACTTCTTGTTGAGTACGCAGCACTGTGCCATAATTTAAAGTGCTGATTTTGTTTTCAAATTGTCTGCTAAAAGTGGCAGTGACTCCACCTTCTATAGGCAAGTCCACCAGTTTGGTATATTTTGTGGAATCAAATTTAGAAGCACTCAAATGATCTCTATCAACTATATAAAATTTATTTTGATATTGAACTATTTGTCCTGCTGTGTATACATGATTTGAAGTCCATTGAACATAAGATTTGCTGACTCCGCCCACTCTTTTCACTGGATCATTCTGTAATTTTATAGGAGCAAAGTATTTAAATATTGGATCAAATTGATCATATCCTTTGATGGAGAATCCTGATGGTAATTTTTCAACAATTACTCCACTGTATACTAATACATCAATGGGTGAACTGGTGTTTAAATAGATATCATAGTTTTCATCTGGTATGAATACATTGCTTTGATTCAACGGAGATCTGCTGTCCAATAATAATTTAAATTTTTCTTTTTCAGTGAATCCTTTAACTTTGAATCCCAAATTTTGAGTTAAATTTTTTAATGAATCCTGATAATTTGCATAATTGTTCAGCACATCTGTTTTGATATAGTTGCTGATGTAATTTACCAATCCTGAAGTCAACACATAATTTTCATCTGCTCTACTGTTGGGGAATACTAAATCTTTAAGTGAGATTCTTTTTTTAGTGGTGCTGTAAATTATTTCATCTGTGACACTTCTTACCACTCTTGAAGCATCAAAGTTCACAGCCACAGTGTGTGCTGTTCTGTTTAATATCATGGATTTTAACAGAGCAAATGGATAGTTAGAACTGCGTCTCCAAGCATTTTCCACTGGAGCATGATCTCCAAATTTAAATGCACTATTGCTCAAACTAACTGTGTAGTTTCCAGCATATCCACTGTCCAACGGACTCAATAATTCTCCATTTTCATCCACAGGCAAATGATTTAATAGATTTGTTCGCACATATCTGCTGTCATAAACTAATTTTTTACCTGGTTCTCGGATCACACCATTCTGAAGATCTTCCCAAAGAATTAAGTTGTCACTGGTGTAAGGTGCTGGACCATACACTGTGTTCCACCAAATGGGGTGTTCAGTAAATCCCAACATCTCCCAAGGATGAGTGTGTGGTCTATCTGTGTCATAGGCTTGTTTGTACACTGCTCTCCAAAAACCTGGTAAACTTGATCCATTATAAGCAGTCATGTAGGCATAGTTATAAGTGAAACTATCTGCAATGTCATAAAAATAATTCTCAGTGTAATCTAAAGTGCCCACAGCACTGTTCCATGTGATAAAATCAGCAGACATACTGGAATTAATGCTTGCTAAAGTGTATCCTGTGTTTCTATCCACACCTGGAATAAAATCATACAAATTACGCAAATCTTTATTGAATTCAATTTTAATGTTATTGTAAATTCTATTTTCTAATTCTAATAATAAATCATCTCTATAATCATTAAACGCCACAATAATACTGCCATCATGTCCTTGTATCACATTCACAGGAGTTATTAATGTATTATCCAAATATTTTTCTGGTTTAAATTTTGGATACAATCCTAGTTTGGTAGGAGTTTGTGGTATAAAATTACCATCAGTGCTTTCATATTCAAATATTTCCACTGTGTCATTCACAGTCAATGCTTTGGTAATATAACAGAAATTTTCTGTGGTGAATATGTAATCAATGCCATGTATTAATTGTTCATCATTGAGATAAACTTGAACCGCTTTGGTACTAAGCACACTCATTGAGAATGCTTTGCTCAAAGCAAAATATTTGTTGCTGTCATCATACACAGTGAATGTGTTGCGTTTGGCTGCTCCGTGAGGCACCATGTCACTGAAGTAGAACGGCATATTGCTGTTCTTGTCTTCATTGATTAATTTTATCACATGATCCATATGTTCACGCACAGATCCATCAAAATTAGAATTTTCTGCTGTTTGTAAGAATGTTTTTTTAAATTTGTCGTATTCTTTTTGAGCAAATTTTATGGCTTTAACCACATTTACTTCTTTCTGTGACACATGGTATACTGCTAAATTTAATGGAGCACTGTGTTGTACAAATTTTGTACCGTATGTGGACAATTGTCCCAAATCTCTTAAATTATTTGTGCCAGGATTGAATCCAACAAAATTATCCAATTGTTCCACAATGCTTCCCACATGATTGGAAACTTCTCCAAATGTAAAATCATTAAGGTTGTCATTGAAAGGATTACTTTCTAAATTTATGGCCATTTCATAATAACCATTGGCATTTTTCACAGCAGAGCTGTGTGATTTAATAACAATTGAATCTGTGGTGGACAACGCACTGTTCAACTGAACATATGATACATTGTTGCTGTTAACAACGGTATAATCCGTTGTTTCTTTTTTTAATACATTGTTTACATAAACTTTTAATTTTAAATCTGTAAGAGTTCCGCTTTGATCATACACATCCACAGCAAATCTGTTGACTTGTTCCAAACCTGTGTATTGTCTCACTACCAACTGTTTGCTAAGAGCTTGTGCTTTGATCCATCCAGTAACTGTGGTATTCGTGGTTCTATCTGTGTACTTTTTTAAATAACCCACATCAGTATTTTGAGTTACCAATTGATCCTGTAATTGATATGTGAAAGATTCAGATAATAGATTAAAATCAAACACAATATCACCCACATTGTTAACGTTTCTATAAGAAAGAGCAAATCCTAATTCTGTGTCCACAGTGCCTGTGCCTTTTCTGTAACTGAAAAGTTTATTGCCTAAAAAATTAGTGCTAAGATAAGTTTCACCATCACTAAAACTAATTCCATTTTCATCAAACAAATCAAACAATGGTGATTGATTGACTTTTGTTTTTTCTTGAGTCACATTCCACGCGGTTCCATCATAGTAGTACATTTTGCCTTGATTTTCTACTCCGCTGTCAACTAATACCACATCACCTGTCATGGGTTGAGTGTCATCTGTGTCCACTAAAGAAATTTGTTTGTTGGTAGGATCTCCATCACCACCAAAATTAATAATTTTTACTGTGAATATTCTATTCTTAACTAGAACATCAGTGTCAGCAGTGATTAATATTCTCATACCATTCACTAAATCTATACCATCCACATTATATCCTGTGGCACCTTCTATATCAGAAAAAACATCTGTGGTAAATGTATCTACCACATCCACATATGGTTTGGCTTGAGTTCCAAATTTGTATAATTTTAATCCTGATTCAAATTCTATGATAGGACGCTTGGCTCTTTGTGTTTCATCGGTGTCCAATGTGGTTCCATTGTAGTCAGCCACTATTTGAAGCACAGATTTGTGTATCCATTTGTTGGCTCTGGTCCAGGGGTTTTGATCTGGTGAACTTCTTTTGATGACAATATAATCTTTGATATCTCTGTTAGGATCATCAATTTCATAAGTGACCTTATCAAAGTTTTCTGCGTCAAATCCTTCTAAATTTTCATCAGCAATGTCATTGGGCACTTGTAAATCTTGTTCTTTGATCAATACTATGGCTTCTCCCACACCTTCCACATACCATTCATCTGTGGCATATTTTTCTGGAGTGACCAATCCTTTAAAATTAATCTTCATTCCATTGGATAATGCTGTGCCATTTTTTAATGTGAATGTTTTTTTGCCAACAATGTCTTTTTCAACATTTATAATACTATTTTCTTCAATACTGGCAATTTTAATCAATCCATAAGCATTGATATCATTTTTAGACACATAATATAAAGTGTCAGGTGCGTTTATGCCCACTTCAAATGTGATAGTGCCTTTTTCTATGGATTGTTGATCCACTCCTTCATTGTAAAGAAAATCTTCATCCAATGTTCTGGCTGTCTTGATTGTGAAAGGCATTCCTGCAGTATCTATATCAAACTTATAAGTGATTCCTTTGTACAAAGTAATGGTGGCGTTTTGTGTCTGTCCATCTGGAGTTAATACATAAGCATAATTGTCCAAATTATCAGCCAATCTCACTGTGTAAGTGCTTTGTAATTGTTGTTGTTGACCTGTGATTGTGACAGTCTCTGGGCCTTGTGGCAACCAATAGTATTCTCTAAAATTAACAAACTTGTCCCAATCAATGTGTGGATTCCAACTGTAATATTCTTGAGCATTCAAACTGCTGTGGTTGTCTGTGTTGCCACCCAATGTTTTGATTTGATTAACATAGTCCACGTAATCTTTGTAAAAAGAGACATTGCCTAATGCGTCTTTGCTCAATACCACAGGTTCCAATTGATAGTTTTGTCTATCATCAGTCACTTCTTCTATATAATTGTCATCAAGTGTGAATGCTTTGGCAGTTTTTCTACCATAGAACGCACTAATTTTTTCCACAGTGCCTGGAGATAATAACTGATCCAATGTGCTGTATAAAAACTTTTTATTTGTGGGAGTTCTAAAAAATCGAGGTAGTAGATTAGCAGAGTTTCTTTCTGTCTCTGTTTGATTGTTTACTGGAAGTGGAAATTCTTCTTGATCGTTATTGTATGCCATTAAACTGTACTCCCACTAGAAGTGGCAGTACTGGTTATACCTACGTTGCTAGTGGATGTGGATGAAACCACAGTGCCACTGGCTTTTAATCTTGAAGCCGTTACAGCATCAATTATTTCAACGTCGTCAACCGTTGCGCCACTTATAAAAATTTCATCACTTTCAGATTTGATTTCAAACAAACTGCCAAACGTCTGTGTGGCTTGGTCTGGCACTATTACAAAAGTTACTATGTCGGGTGCCAACTGATTCATAACGTAAGCACTTAATTCTGAAAAATAAAATATATCACCAAAATCCCAATTTTCCAAAGCAAAATATTCGTTGATGGCTTCAATAACTCTAACTTTTACATCATCATCATTGACCACTTCACTGGAATTTTTAACCACTTTAAACACTGCTTGGAATTTAGATTCAGATTTGTTTCCAAATAATATTTTGTATTTGACTGGATGATATATCACTTCATCACTGATAGATTTGATTAGATTAATCTGTTTGCCAAAATTATTATACATGCTGTCTGAACTCATTGGTAATGGTTTAGAATCAACATTTCCATCTAGATAAGATCTAAAATCACTGTCATAAGTTCTAGTTAATAGATATATGTCAATTATGTTAGTTACGCTAGGATCGATTCTATTGGTTACATCTGTGCTGTGTACATATTGAAATTTTAAGTCACTTCTACCTGTGAAGGCTTTGTAATCTGAATTATCGCTTAATGTGGTTGTGGCAACATTTAAAGTTTTAAACACATTGTCTTCCGTGATATAAAAATTAGTATTTTCAGTGTAATCATGATAAGAACCTATAGAAGCCACATTTTGTACAGCCACAATATTTTCATCCACAGCATTCACATAACGATAGTCTTCCACACCATCTGTGGTGATTATTTTCTTTTGATAGATGTAATTGTTTGCGGGAATTAAATTATCAAATGATTCAGGATCATCCATTAACCCATCATCATCTGAATCAAAGAAAGTTATTTCAATTTTTTTACTATCTACATATCCTTGAGCATCACGATATTCTGCCACTACTTGCCAAGCAATGTCTTGTTTTAATGCTTCAAATGAATCTGGAGCATTATTGATGCTTAACACTGTGATCTTGTCTTTGATCACTTTACCGCTGGTTGTGTTGTAATTTTTATCTGTGCTGTCATAGTAAAAACGAATTTCTTTGTCACTCTCAAACACATATCTTACACCTCTGTAAGTCACTGTGTACAGCTCTGTATCTGTGGTAAACAATAATAACCAGCTGGCATCCAATTGTTGATTGCTGATGTCACCTGTTTTACCAGTGCTGAAATCACCGTAAAGATTTAGATTGTTTTCATCAATGATATCCCAGGTTCTAGTATCCACATTATATCTTAAACCAAAAGTATTGTTGGCAAATATTTCATCCAACATTTGAAGTTTAACATCTGCTGTCAAATATTTGGTAAATTTAGCTAAAATTTCAACCAGCACAGCACCTGTGGGTATCACATCATTGAATATGATAGGTCCTGAATCATCAGCCTGAGTCACTGTGCCATTATCAATCACATTGATCACTGTGGTCCATCTCACTGTGCTGTCACCAATCTCTACAGGAGATCCTGACAATAGTTTTCCATCCACTGTGAAATATTTTCCAGCCGGTGCTTCAAATTTTAATTTAGCACCTATTTCCAAATATCTTAATATGCTATCTGTAAAAGAACTCACTTCTAACACATTGTCTTCTGGATCTGTCAAATATCCTGTGCTTAAATTAGTGTCTTTAGTTGTTTGAATCCAAGTTATCACAATATCTGTGATTAATATTTTGTTAAAATTATTCAAATAAAAATTAAACAATTTGGTGTTGGATAAAATAGGTTCAATGGAATTATTGATTATGCCTTCAATGTCTGTTCTGCTCACATAACTGAAAGTAAGACCATCGTTGATGGTTTCTTTGTAAATTATTCCGTCTTTGCCGTACAAATTAGTGCTGCTGTATTTGCCTGTGGCATCTAACAGATCAAAGTATCTTGATATGCCGCTGGATACTCGATTTACTGATTTAATTTTTATAATTTCTTGATTTACAGCCAGTGGAGCCACGTTGTAGTCTTCTCCAGTGATCATTCTATTCTGTGTGTAATATGTGGATGGTGCATTGGTTTTGATAGAAGCATCCGATTCAGAATTTGTGGCATTGTCCACTGTGTATTGCAATGCTAGAACAATGGTCAATGTTTCATCTTTACCAGCTGTGCTGACATAAGGCACAACAATTTGAATATTAGTCATATCTCCTGGCACAATTTTAAATTGTCTATTGTCGCTGGTTCTGTAATAGATTCTAAAAGCACCTTTGGGCAAATTGCCAAATGTTCCGTCAGCAAATTGTAAATTAATTCTGTCTTCAGTTCTTGTGATCACACTGTAAATATTTCTAATAGACTTGGCAGTGCTGTTGTAGATCACATTGTTGCCTTCGGTGGCGCTTACTTTGGTCCATAATTCTTTTTCTGTTTGATTAGTGTCTAGTGAATACAACCAAACATCTGATTGGTTAATATTTGCGGCGTCTATGGATACAATTTGATTGGGAATGGACAAATTCACATTGAATTCTCCTTGTTGCAGTACACCTTGTCTAAAATGAAAAAAGAATCCTGTGTTGGTACTAGCATTGCCTCTACCGTCATCTTTGTAAATGAACGCTAATTTATTTGTGGGCAATGGTGCTAGTTCTTCCACAGTACCATCATTCAAATCCACACTCACAATTTCAAATGCTGTGTTTCTTCCATCAATACTTTTTGTGAATGAAAACACTGGTACTTCTTGTAAATTAGAATTAAATTGATATAGTTCCACAGGAATTCCATTCACTGTGTCTGTTTTGCTGGGTCTTCCCACTTTGGTGTTCACTGGCAACACAGCGTTCATTACTTTAACAAATTGTTCATACCAATCTTCATTGCTGGGATCATTCCATATGATAGTTTGATTGCTGAGGTTCACATTGTTGCTGTCAATGATCTCTTCTGTGGTTGTAACTGATTCTATTTTTAATAATCCATTGGCTGCTTGATTTCTTTTGGCATTGTAGCTCAGCAATCTAGCAAGACGCAACACAGATTCTCTGCGTTCAGCCAATTCAATAAAGTTTTCTCTGGCATTCAGATCAATTCTAAAAGCAATATTTTGCCCCAAGAAAGCAATCAGATCAATCAGTGCCAAGTATTCACTGCTCTCTAAATAATCGTTGAAATCTTCAGGATAGTTTTGTCGCAGATAGTTGATCATGGATCTGCGTAAATTGTCAAAATCGTAGCTTTTGAAATCGGCGTTTCTAAAACTCTGATAGACTTTTTTCCAGTCCTCTGCCAGCAATAATCTGTTTAATCTATCTGTGGATGACATAAGTTTCCATTGTATGAACTTATTTATTAGGTTTGATTAAATGCTCAGTTAATTCTAGCTGATTAATCCTTGGTTTTCATCAAATTTTAAACGCATACTTTGGGAAATATTGTAAGGAAGGTAGGTAAGTTCACACTCAATTTGTATGCCACTCTCATAAGAGTCCACAATCACACTGTTTACTTGTACTCTGGGGTCGTAGTTAACGATCTGTGTGACATTATTAATGATGGCTTGTTTCATACTTTCTGTCAAAGGTTCAAACAGTGCGTCCCAAATAATGGTACCAAATTCAGGATTTTCTAATTTTTCCCCTTGGCGTATATGAAAGTAATTGATTAGATCTTGCTTGATCAGTGCTATGTCATACAGATTAAAACTGTTGGCATTGGGATCCACAGTGCTGGTGCCTCTGTAGGCTCTAGGACCCAAAGGTGCTGAGGGTGCTTTATTGGCTCGGACTGTGATGTCTTTGTATAGTTTTTTTTCTTTGGTGCTCATATGAATATTTATTCGTTAATTTTTTGTAAAAGTGTCTTTTATCTGAGTTAAAGAGGAATCGATGATATTGTCAGGATTTTCTCTGTCTGTTAAATTATTACTAACATTATTGGGATTTAAGTTTTCATGCTGTGGCCAAGGTTCATGCTGTGGCACACGTTTCATTATGTTTTCTAAATTTTCTCCAGGATTAGTAAATGTGTTAAGAGTGGAAGCACTGCCTGCAGCGGTAGCGTCAGCTGTTCCGCCTGTTGGAAAATTTGAATAGGCTGCTGATCCTGAACTGTATTGAACATCACTTTTAATATGAGTTTCACTGGTAGATGTGAAATAATTATTGGCACTGTTCACATTCAAATTAGATCCTGTGGTTATAAACCCATCAGCACCTATCACTAGATTTAAATTTTGACTGCTTTCCATTTGCACATTGTTCAATGCTTTGATATTCACATTGCGATCCGCTTCAATATTCACATCTCTGTTAGCCTTAAAATTAAAATCTGTTTCTGTGTGAAAACTAATGCTGTCTTTGGCATACACATCTATTTTGCCATTGGCTGTTAATTCTATCCAAGTGGTACCTTTGGCATTGCCAATGTAGATCAAATCTTCTGAATTGTGCAACAATATTTGATGACCTGTTCTGGTTCTAATACGTACTAATTCATTGTGAGGTATGGTTTCATCTGCTGTTTCTTCTTCATCAGCAGTGATTTTATTCACATAGTCTGAAGGACCTTCAGCAGCTGAAGTTTTACGCAAAAATTTATCATCTCCATCATCCATTACAATACTGCTGCCACCCAATCTAGAATAATATCTACCACCTTTGCCTCTGGCATTGCCGCGTTTGTCCAATGGTCCTGGAGTGCTCACTCCAAACACCATACTGGGTGCTTCTCGTCTTGCACTGCTGGTTGTTAACCCTCTGGTTTCATCTTCCAGCAATCCTTGATTGTTCAATATATCCACAAATTGTTGATTGATAGGTTTTAAATTTTTAGTGGAATCAGTTAAGTTTTTTAAATTTTCCAATAGTTCTTTGTTGTATTCACCCACAGGTAATTTTTTACCTGCCAAATCTTCATTGTCAGTAATATCTGTGTATGTGGTTGCAGCTCTACCATCTGGAATCATAAAATTTTGATTTTCTGCCTGCACACAACCAAACCAATAACCTTTGTTGATGTTGCCTTCCACAAATATCACCAGCACTGTGTTGCCTAAGTCTGGTGGTATGAACCACATACCATAACTTTGTTGGCTGCTGGCATAATCATTATTTTTAGTCACACCATCGTAATTGGTCACGCCATAGAATGGATTTAGATATCTGACTTGCACACGCTGATTCACTGCATCTGTTTCGTTGCCTGGATCATTGGACCTTAACAACTCTACTTCCAGTGTGCCGGAATATTTGCCATCCAAATGACTGGTTACCACGGCCTCATAAGGTCCAGGACTTTTCATTATTCTATTTTTGCCAGATCTTTTATCTATGGAAAACATTATCGATAATCACCTGTGTTGTCAGTTGATGGAATATCCTCTTTTAAAAAAGAACCTGTGGATTTTCCTTTTTCTTTTGGAATTTCTTGATTGGCAACTCTTTGTAATTGTAATTCCTGTCTAAATACACCATTTTCAAAAATATTTTCCAATTCGCTCACTCTAAACACTCCGCTGAATTGATCCAATTTTACAAAATT